ACCAGGCCCACAAAGACCGACCAGACCGTCTTCAGCATCCCGACCGTCTCGGCCCAGACCTGGGCGATCTTGCTCGTGACGATGACCCAGGCGGCCTGGAGGCCGTAGAAGGCGTCGGTCGCAACGTTGAGGAACGAGACCTTCCACCCCTCCCAGTATTCCTTGAGGAAGTTGACGCCCCGCTGCCACTCCATCTTGAGCGTGAGCCACAGGATGCGTGCAGCCAGGCCGATGTCGCCGGAGGCCAGGGCGTTGGCGATCCCTTCCCAGGCGGCCAAGGCATCTTCCTTCAGCACCCCGAACCGCTCGCCGAGCCACGAGAGGGCCTTGCCCAACACACCGCTGGCATAGAGGCCGTAAAGCGCCAGGCCCACCAGGGCGGCCACCAGGAGGCTCACAGCAACCACCGCGGCACCGACGGGGGTGCAGATGAAGGCAATCGCCTCGGCCACCAGGCTGAAGATCGTGACGGCCGTTGTGATGACGGCCACCGTCCCGGTGATGACGGCGCCAATCGTCGAGAAGACCCAGCCCAGGACGTACACGGCCGCACCGAAGGCCACCAGGGCGCCGGCGAGTTTCAGGATGGAGACGATGAGGCCGCCGTTCTCGCGGACCCAGCGGATGGCGCCGCGCACGGCCTCCATCATCCACGTGGCAAGGTCCTCGACGTAGGGGGCCAGTTCGTCACCAATGGCGATGGCCAGCCGCTGCACCGTCAGCCAGAGGAGTTTCAGAACCCGGTGGAATCGCTCCGACCGCTCGGCCTCCTCGGTCGAGATCGTAAGGCCATACCGCTGCGCCTCCTCGCGCAGCCGCGCCAGGCCCGCCGCGCCATCCTTCAGCATGGGCAGAATCTTGGTGCCGCCCCGGCCGAACATCTCCATTGCCACCGCGGCCCGCTGCGTCGGGTCGTGGATGCGAGAGAGGGCCTCGGCGACCTGATTGAACTGCTCCTCGGGCGAGAGGCCCTGCAAGGCCGAGAGCGAGAGGCCCAGATGCGCGAGGACCGTCATGGCGGCCTTCGACCCTTCGCCGGCGGTGCCGATCACCTTCTGCATCCGGGCGACGCTCCGCTCGAAGATGTCCATGTCGGCGCCCGACTGGATGGCCGCGTAGCCGAGTTCCGACAACGCCTCGACCGACATCCCCGTCCGCTCCGAGAGTTCCAGCAGGTCGTGGCCGGCATTGGAGAACGTGCGGAGAGCCATGACCATCGGCGCGAGGATCGCCGCGCCCATGCCCATCGCCCACATACCGGCGGCTTTCATGTGACCGCCGATTGCAGTCATCGCCCTGCCGACCTCGGTGCCCAGCCGCATGGCCCAGGCCCCGGCATCCCTGAACCCACGGCCCACCAGCGCCATCGACGTGCCGAAGTTCTTCACGAGGCCCTGGGCCGCCAGCAACCCCCGCTGGAGCTTGGAGTTGTCCGTGGTGAGTTCCACGTAGGCCCGGCCAGCCCGAATTGCCCCAGAATCGGCCATGCTGTGCTCCTGTACCTACACCGCCGACGGTCTTACGGAGTCCCGCCACAGGTCCTTGATCTTGCCCTGCGACTTCTCCAGGGCGGGCTTCATGTACGGCCGCGCCGGGTAGCGGCGCGACTTCGCCTGCGATGATCCGTACAACTGCCCGTTCAGCCGGTTGGCCCTGGCCGCCTGCCTGGCCGTGAGGAGCCGAGCGTAGACTACCTCGCCGTCACGAACGTCGATCTCACCCGCGCCGCCCACGGCCCGGACACGTGTGCGGGCCTTGCCTGCCTTGCCCGTGCCGCCGAACTCCATCAGGGCCGGCACGCCGTTGCTTGGCCCCCGGCCCGCCTCGGGTCCGATCACGACGGACTTCCGCTGCGGGTCGTAGGCGTAGCTTAGGAACTTGCGAATGAACGGGTGCGGCTGTACGGCGTGCGGCGGCGTCCCCGGCGCCGACGGCTTCGGGTCGGCCGTGATCCGCTTACGTTTGCCCAGGGCCTTCTGGCGAAGCTGCTCCTGGCGGGGTGTCACCAGCCTCATCGAGTTCCGGGCGACCTTGCGAATCCACCCGCCGGCCGACGTCATGTTCCTGCGCGTGGCGGCGTCCACCGCCTTCATCACCAGAGGACGGTCGAAGAAATACTGGTTCCGCACATCGAAGGCCACGGCCCGCTCCTTACGTCGTGGCGGCCACCTGGACAGACGGGACCGGCGTGGGCACCGCGGCCGCGGCCTGCCGCGTCGGCTGGGCATCGACGAACGCGGCGATCTCCTGGTCCTCCTGCGACTTCCGCAGTGCCAGTTCCTTCAGCGTCCCGAACGCACCCCATAGTTCCGCCGCCGTCGAGCCGGGGTGGGCCTTCACCCACGCCTCCATCCTGCCGGTCAGGTCGTCGATGCCGGCCACAAGGCGCTGGCCGGTGTCGGCCGCGACCACCAGGGCAGACTGTGCCGCCTGTACGGCCTGGCCCTTCTTGGACTTCCACCAGAGATAGAACGCCACGAACCCGACGGCTGCGACGAAACCGATGGCGCCCACCCAGATAAGCGCGTCCCAATACTTGACCGCGAAGCCCGCCGCTCCTCCGGCGATGAACGAGCACGCCGACAGGCCCAGGCCCCGCACCAAGTCGCCGCCCTTGACCGCCAGGTACAGACCCCAAAGGGTGCCGGCGAAGCCCAGCAGCGAGACCACGACCAGCACGAACTTGATGATGTTCGTCCAACGGTCTTCCAGTTCGGCCACACGGCCCTTGAGTTTCCCGTTCGCTGTGGCCAGGTCATCGTTCGCCTTGGCCCCGGCTTCGGCCGAATCCGCCACCTTGCCGATGTCGGCTATCGGCGCCTGCGTAGCGGCCAGGTGCGAACGGGCACTGTCGAGTTTCGGCTTCACCTTGTTGTCGAGAGTATCCTTGGCCTTGCCCGCCTGAACGGCGAGGGTCGCCGCTCCTGGGGCGGGAGAGACGCTCAGCAGGTCCTGCACGCCGCCAATCGTGCCGCTGGCGTCGTTCACATCCGCCTGAGCGCCTGTGATATCCTCGTCGGCGGCCTTGTTCTCGGCACCGAGCTTCTGCGTAGCGGCCTCGGCCGTCTTGGCCGCAGCCTTCAGCGGCATCGCCGGCTCGCCCTTTGCCGCCGGACCGCCGCAGCCGCCCAGGACCGCCACCGCAATCGCCACATACAGCGCCGTCAGAAGCACCTGTCCCGTCTTCCTCATGGCCTCACCCTTTCTGCTTGGGCGGGGGCACCTTGTCACCCCGCGCCTCCATCCCGCCGATAATCCGATTGAGCGAATCCGTCGCGTCGTCCATCTTCCGGTCGATCTTGCCCATCCACTCGTGGTGCTGCACGCACCGCTCCTCGGTCGCCTTCAGCCGGCCGTCCACTTCGGTTTGCTTCGTGGTCAGGTTCTTCTCCAGGACGATCTGCTTCTGGCCGAGGTCAATCACCCGGTAACCCAGCCAGGCCAGGTACGGGATGACCACAGCGCCGGCGATGATCGAGACCAGCGCCACGATCAGGTTCCACACGTCCGCCGCCGACATTTCCGCAAGCATGGGCTAGACCTTTCGATCAACAAACAGGGTCTTCAGCATCCGTCAGCGGTATGCCCGACGACGGGTGCGCCTGCCTGTAGTGAGGATTGAAGTCCTGGGCCGTCCGTTGCCGCGTCCGCTTCGGGTCGCGGTGGATGTTGTAGTGCATCGCCAGGTGGGCGGCCGTGTGTTCCCACAGCGCGCGGCTGCGGCCCTCCACCATCCAGGCCAGTTCCCTGAGCGTCAGGGGGCCGGGGTCGCAGCCGACGATGCCGGCGAACTCGAAGACGAGTCGCCAGAGCCGGCGACCAGCCCCTCCAGCCGCTTCTCCAGTTCCGGGCTGTCCAGCTTCGTGCTCGCGGCCTGGAGGGCCTTGGCCTGATAGACTTTCAACTTCCCGAGGGCCTTCCGCATCAGGCCCCGCTGGCCACTCGGGAAAAAATCCGTCAGGTCCTCCAGCAGGGCCTCGGTCGCCGCCTCGATGGCATCGCCCGCCATGCTGCGGCCGAAGTCCTCGTCGCTGACACCCTGCGTGTCGGCCTGTGGCTTACAGACCGCGTAAAGCACATCGCAGAGGAGCACCGGGTCGGTCTGGAGCCGCGCGACGAGCTGGCCCTCCACCACGTCCATCAGGTTGACGCTGGCCAGGGCCTTGACGCGCCTGACCGTGTCCACGTTGATGGCTACCGACCACGTGCGGCCAATCGCATCCGTAAAAGTGTGCATAGGTTCTCCTGTCTGGAGGCCGATGTTACCGATAAGAGTGCCAACCCATCCCAGCGCAAGGGCCGCTTGCGGTTCGCCGCGGGCGGCCCGCTTACTGCGCGGGCTTACGAGCCTGCCACGACCTTCCACTGGGGCGCGTTGGCCGAGTACGTGGGCTTGGCGCTCACCTTCACGGTGATCGGTCCGTCCAGCGGCTCATCCCGCGTGAAGCCGCTCACCTGGCAGTCGGCCCACAGGCCCTGACTGCCGGTCGTTGCGACCGGGCCGTCCATCGCCGCCAGGCCAAGGATGGTTTTGGCGAGCCAGGCGTTCTTGATGGCGGTGAAGCCGGCGTCGGTGGTATCCCAGACCATCTCAAAGTCGATGGTCGCTTCCTTCAGGGTCGCCAGCGTCGCCTTCCAGCCGTTGTTGGACCGGGTGGTCACATCTGCCTCGCCGGATTTCAGATCCAGCGTGACGTTCTTGACGTTCGTCAGTTCGGTCCAGGTGGGCGTCGCGCCGATACCGGCGGCACAGAAGTACAGTTTGGCCTCAGAACCAATCTTCGCAGGCATGTCTCATCACTCCTTTGCTTGAGGCCCGCAAAGCGGACCCTGGGACTCGTTC